TCAGAGCAACATTGCCAGTAACGTCTATGCCTGTAGAGGTTGTTGACATCTTCTGAACGTTGTTGTGTTTTAGATCGCAACCAGCGCCTTGATTAAATCTTGCATAGGTCTGACCACCTACGCCTGCTACACCATTGCCAATATCTACGTAAGCAACTCCACCTATAAATAAGTTGCCAGTTCCAGAATCAACTACATAACTATTAAGGGTGTCATGGTAAATTTGGAAATCTAAACTTTGACCAAACAATGCCTTGTCATTATCACCAAAAGCTATGTTGTTGCCGCTAGTTCGGTTTCCAAGTGCTAGTGTTTGTGCCAGAGTTTCGCCGCCAGCATCTGTGCTAGTAATAGTAAAGTTGGGGTAAGTACCAGTAATGGCAGTGCCGCCTGCACCAGTGAGGGCCACAGTTTGATCAGGAGCCGAGTTAGCGATTTCTCCACCAGCAGACAATGTGATTCCAGTGCCAGCAGACAAAGCTGCAACTACATTAGTAGTATCTGTAACATCTGCACCAGCTTCGATACCATCTAACTTAGTACCATCAACAGAGACATCGCGACCATCTACTGTAGAATTGGCAGCCATGAGAATGTTATCGCCGCTAGACACTGAAATGTCAGTACCGCCCGTAACGTTACCAAGAACTAATGTTTGCGCTAAGGTTTCATTTCCGCCAGTAGTTACAATTACATCCCCAGATGCGTCAAATCCTAAGGTTTTGTTGGCTCTATCAGCCTCTAATGGGAGCTTTAAGTTTGCACTTGGCTCTACATCTTGCAGCCCAATAGAACGATCAATGTCAGTCTCAAGCTGATTCATGGCCAGGTAGGCTTTGTCAAAGTCGGCATTAACATCTGATGCCAAGAAGTCACCAGCATTCTGGTACTCGGTTGTGCGGGTAATAGGCATTGCCAAAAGAATAGACAGCTTACTTCCAGAAGAAGCACCAACTGTTAAAATTACATTACCACCGTTTTCATTCCCCACATTAGAAACGTTATAATCATTATTAACAGTAAGCTCTACGCCATCCTTCAAGACCTTTAAGTCAGAGGCAGATAACACTTTAAGCGTATAGGCAAAAACAGTTTGACTATCTGATGCAATATAATCGTTTCTAGTTACTCCGCCAGTTACAGGCATAACAATTCCCCAAGAATAATGTTCATAAATATGTTCTCAATTATACTAAAAATTGATTAAAAAATATACAGCTACTCGGCTAATCTTTCGATTCCGCGAACGATTGATAGGTTCTGAAAAATCAAAAGTCTTCGTAAAGCCCTAACGTCTGCATCAGTCATCGGCTCGCTGCTTGTAAGAGCATTACTAGCTGCCACAGTGGTACTTAGCAGGCTACCGAATGTTGGCCCTAATATTGATTCTGATACACTGCGAGACACAAACCTAGATGCTGGGGCGCTAATGCCAAGCAGGGGTCGCAACCCAACAGAGTTGCTGGAAATCTTCTCGAAAGTATTATTGATCTCACCAAGAATACCAACAGCACCTGATCGGTCAATACCCTCAACTACCCATGCTGCTGGATCATCACTTGTCTCTCTACCTGCAATGTTTGACTTGAGGTAGTATGAAAACATACCCATGCCCACTAATGAGATAGCACCACCAATAGCGTTGTGATCTTGACCCTGTACGCCAGCAACAAGTACGCGTTGTGTAGCAGATAGTATGAAAGACCTGAACTGACCAATACTCTTGCCCAGCTCGGAAGACATAAAGAGAGGCTTCTCCTGGCCTGGCATGATGATTACTCGGTCAGATTCCTTACGCATAGCGGCACCCCACATACGCTCCAAGTCTGGACGATCCCAGTTCTTAGCGTTAGTGATCCACACCCCGTCTTTATTTTTTCCATGCTTTTTGACTTGCGCCATCATGTCTTTGGCTGACTGCTCATCAATACCTAGTCGCGCCAATCGCTTGTCAAACTTGCCCTTAGATAGCCCATCAAAGATAGAGGTCTGCATGGTAACAGCGTGTAACTGCTTCATGCCTGAAGTCCAGTAATCCAAGAAGTTAATGCGACCAAACTTATTAGCAGCCGATCTAAGGCCTCTTTCGACCATTGTGCCGCCCTGCGTGTAATCCCCTACGTCAGCTATTACTTCTGCCTTACCTGACATTAGAACGTCCGTACCGATGCCGTAACGCTTTGCTTCTGCTGCCGCCAACTTGAACTGCTTAGTGTTGGTTGCAAGTGCGCCTAATCCCCTAGAGAATGTTTTGGTAAAGCCCTCGGCCATAACGATACGCGCAGCATCTGGCAAGCTCGATACAGTCACGCCACCCAACAAACGAAGGTAGTTAAGGTCACGAGATGACCTGCCAATACGAGTCCATACATTGTCTTCTTGGAAGCCATACACGCCCCTGATGCGATCACGCATACCAGCAATGTCAACAATATCGGAATCCATCTTGTTGCCCAGCTTGATGCGTAGCTTATCTTTCTGGATGTCCGTTAAGTCATTTCTGTCTTTGACCGCCTTGGCTTGGTCTGAGTAGTAATCTCGAATCTGCTTTATTTCGTCTTCAAGAGTTACACCGCCAAACTTTCGAGTAAGCTCAATGTCAGCACCAGTCTGCTGTAGGTATCTCGTGCCCAAAGATACGATGTCATTCTCAAGGAACTCTTCGATAAGCTCGTCTTCAATAACAAACCTACGTTGTTTTAATGGGCCTCTTAATGCAGTACCTGCTAAACTTGATCCTTTACTGCCTGAGTTAAACCCCTCGCCCATCTTCCAATCATATGGCAAACGTCCGTCAGGAGTGCCTAGAATGCGCTGGTGAATCTGTTGAGCAATATTCTCATAGTCTTCTGGCTCAAAGTCCTTACCCTTCTTAAACTCTGCCTTGTCTATAATTGCCTGTAGCTTTTTTCTATCTCCATCTGCTGCTTTCTTGCCACCTTTCTTTGCTGCCTTAGATACAGGAGTAACTTGATCTGGAGTAAATGTCTTGCTTGCTGTAGTTCCCAGCTTCTTATTAACAAACTGCACAACAATATTATTATCATCAGCAAACACAACTTTGCCAGTGTTCCCTCTATCTCCAGCTCTAACAGTAGAGCCAACAGGAGTCGGCCCAACAGCACCATCCGCTACATCAGCAACATCTCCCGCATCCAGCTCATCAAGTTTAACCTGAGCATCCTTAGCATTTTGGTATAGAGTCTGGTCTTTGTCGTTTAACCACTTAGACACCTTAGATATAAACGATGGCATATTGGCTTGGAGCTTCTGCTTGTTGTAGACCCGATTGAGGTAATTCACTGAGGTAGAAACATCTACGTCATCAGGGAGCATATTAAGCTCAATCATCTCGTCACGCAGGGGATTATATAGCTCGTTGCGCCAGTATTCAGCAGATGCTTTCACCTGAGGGATCTCACTATCGCCTGTACGAACTGCCCTAGATACGGCCTCATTAAACTCTCTGCGGCTTAACACTGGTTTCTTTGGGTCGTAAAATGTTCTTGTTGCTGTTTCTGTTCTTTCTTGTTTTACCACTCCACCAAGTTTTTTGTACTCAGCGTAGAGCTTATTGTTATTGTCGATAGAAGAGTAAAGGCGACCACTCTTGATCTTGGATAGGGACTCAACAGACTGTAGTGGAGCGCCATCAACGTCAACAGGGTTCTCTGCAAGCATATTGGCTACTCTACGAGTAACGAGAGCATCACTGGTCATAGTGCGAGATAGGGGATCAAAGCCAAAAGCCTTAACCAAGCCCTTAGCTAACTTACCCTTTACCTCAAACGTACCTTCTACTGTCTTTGCTGCACCAACACTGTCATAACCTGCCGCCACATTAGCAGCATCAAGGGATGGGTTCTCACCTCTAGCAATCTTTCCTTCCGGATCCATCACATCAGCAAGCTCTTGGACAGCCTTCTCGTCAATACCGTAGTTGCCCAGCTTGTTTGCAGCAACGCCCAGAACACCGCCTAACAGCACTCCTGCGCTCATGTTAATAGCTGACTCACCGTAAGTCCTTGTAAGCTGTGTAGAGTGTAATGCGGCCTCTTGAATAGCAGTCTCAACTCCCACGAGGGAGCCTGTAACAGCGGCACTACTCAATATGCTTTTACCTGCACGATAAGTGTTAGCAACTGCACCCCCGATAGTCAGGAGTGATATAGGGTCAGCAATAGCAATAGGCAGACCAAGAACAAACGATGTGGCTCCACCTTGAGCGATTGTCTCTCTGTCTTGACGCTCTCTAGCATACTGGCTTCTAACGGCCTCTAGCTCGCTGTCATTGTCTGCATATATAGCAGTCGTCACAAACCCTTCATCTGACTTCTCTTCCTCAGTAAACATAGAGTAAGCATCAAAGGTGGGGTCATCCTTTGTGTCAGGAAGTCCAACAGCTTCAGTAAAGAAAGAACCAACAATATTTTCTTGGCGAAACAATGCGCCAGCAATATCACCTACTGATGGCTCATCAAGTTCCTCTCCGATCTGTGGGCTATAAGAAGCTACTCTTTCTACTAGCTGTGTCTCTGGCATTGGCACAAATGGCATATTACTTATTCCCCTACGCTTGGGTCTTTAATAAATTCCTGAACATCCATAACTTCATCGGTAACTTCAAAAGGCTTTCTATTCAACGACTTAACGTAGTCATCACTAGCCTCTTCGATTCCGTCCATTATAGCGTAAGCAGCTAAACCAATGTTCTCAAGCGTTGCTGGCAGACCAGTGGCAATAACTAACTTCCTCATGTTCTCAGGAGTAACCAACGATGGAATACTTGCTACCGACTGTACGCCCTTAGCTATAAGCGCCCAAGCACTTGTACTACTTTGCAGGGTCTTACGCATTCTCTCACGATCTTCTTGCGCTCTAGGAGTATCAAGCCCCAAACTAACATCAAGCTCACTACGCTTCTCTCTTACTTCTTCAGGTGTTCCAAAAGGCTGCATTCCTTTCTCAGCATTGGCTAAAATGTTTTTATTCTGACGCTTAGTAAACTCTGCAACGTCAGGAATAAAGCGGTCTGTTGGCTTCAGTCCTGGCCCCACAACAAACACGCTCTCCAAAGTGCCAAACTCATTCTTAATCATAATTCGATATGATGGCTGTCCAGTTGATGCCTGTCTTGAGGTGGTAGCGTCAGTCTTGAGGAATATGTCTTCTGCGCTTACCTTCATGCCCTGCTGGTCGAACAGCTCTTGTAATTCAGTTCTAATGTAAGATGTGTCTTCTGTTACAGGGAGTTTATAGTACTGCTCTGGCGGATACTTCATTAGACCAAACTCACCACGACCCCAGTTAGCCTGTACTGATCTAGCGGCATTATCTTTGGCCTGATCAATAGTTGACCCTGCGCGATAGAAACTTTCCACTAGGCTGCCGTAGTCGCTAACAAGAGCATCAAATCCAGCCGCCTCTTGGAAGTCTGACTCACTCTCAAACATTCCAGTAAACTGCTTTGTAACTTCTGTAGCGTAAACAGGCGCTCCAAACGTATCGTCATCATCCTTGATCTCTGTTGCCCTAGCCTCAGACCGAGCTTTCATTTGTTCAGAGCCAGTACCAACAATGTTCCTAGCCATCTGGAGAGCGTCTTCAGGGGGAATCCCAGATCGAATAAACGAATCCATGTGGGTTGCCAGTACAATTTCATTCTTTGAGAAAGCAGTCTCACCAACGCCAGGAATCTCTTGAATCTGTGTAATGGTTCTGTAAGCATTGGAAACTTCTTCAGGGTCTTGCGAAATAAGACCGGCCTGTATCTCATCCTTCAACTGCTTTGGAACATGACCAGATCGCTGAACAAATGTAGCTTGCTGTGCGCGTCTTAGGTCTGGGTTGGTAGGTAGCCCACCCTCGGACTCTGGAGTGCTAGTAACTACCTCGTAAAGGTTATCATAGTCCTTGTCGCTAACAGGAATAATTGGCTGATCACCCACAGGTTCAACACCTTTGATTTTGTTGGCAGCTCTTGCAATGCCAGCATTCTTCTTT